TCCCGCTATTCTTCGATAGCCCGCCGAATCCTCGCGTTCTCTCGCCTTCCACCTTGGTGGTCAACGGCGCCCCGCTTCAGATGCGGATTTACCGTGGCTGGCCGATCCCCACAGAACTGACGGCCGATCTCAACGCTCGCGGCTGCCATATCAGCGTTGACCTTGAACAGGGGATGAGCGTCAACACGACACGGTTCCAGCGCACCAGCGTGGTTGTCCAAACCGTCCCGATCACGGTCACGGCCTTCGTCTCGGGCAACACGATCACCATCACCGGCACAGGCACCGCAGGGCAGCTTGTGGGGGTCGGCTATGGGGGCACCGGCTGGACCTACCCTTGTGCCGCCGGTGACAGCCCAGAGGCCATTGCAGCGGCCCTACAGGGCCTTGTCGCCAATAGCGTGGCCACCGGCCCGATACTGACTGTAGCGACCTCCCTGCCCCTCACAGCGTCCGTGGGCGGTATCACCACCAGCTTCACCCCCACTCGCCAGCAGAAGCAGTGTTTCCGGGTCGATGTCTGGGCTCCCGATGCCAACACCCGCGATCTGGTGGGCGGCATCATCAGCCAAGCCCTTGCCGAAGTCCGCGCCCTCCCAATGCCGGACGGCACTTTGACTGGCGAATGCGTCCAGTTGGCTCAATGGACACAAGACAAAGCACAGCAAGCTGGTGCTTGGCGTAGGTGGGAACGCTACCAAATTGAGTATTGGACGGCTACTCCCCTCGTATCGCCGCCACTTCTGCACCTCGGCCTAAATAGTGGTGGAGTGTTAGAGGGCGAGTTTGACCCTGCTGGACCTCTATAGGTTTCGCAGGAGTTCAGGTGAGTACACTCACAGTCCATGTCGCTTTTAATAAATACAGTCGCGGCGATCAGATTACTGACGCTGCTGATGTAGCGACGATTCTTCAGTCCCATCCAAGTTTTGTGACGGCGGTTCATCAGTCCGATGAAGCACCGGCTCAGTACGACGAAACTGTGGCTGACAATAACAATACAGATGGGGAAGAAAAATAAGAAATGGCCATTGTTCAGTATGGTAGCGTCAACACAAACGCTCTGATCGTTCCGGGCGTGACCGTCCAAATCGTCCCGCCTTCCATTGTAAACTTGAATGGCGTTCCCACCAACGGCCTCGGCATTGTTGGTACGGCTTCATGGGGTCCGGTGAATACACCGACCGTGGTTGGCGATCTCAGTGGCTATACGTCCACTTTCGGCCCTGTCGAAAACCGCAAGTACGATGCAGGCACGCAAGTCGCCACGGCAGTGCTTCAGGCGGCCAACAACTTCACCATCGTCCGCGTGACGGATGGCACCGATGTAGCGGCTTCGTCCGTCTTCCAAGTCGCAAATACCAACGCTGTGACGCTGACCGCGACCAGCACCGGCAGCTACGGCGACAACATCGCATTCAGCTTCAACACCGGTTCCAAAGCCAGCACCATCAAGGTGCTTGTTCAGGTTCCTTCGGTCGCTAGCGAGACCTACGACAACCTGCCCTCAACCGGCACGTTGTTCTGGCCCGCGCTGGTTGACGCGATCAACCACGGCAACACCAACTACGCGCTCTCTCAGAGCCCGTCCAAGCTGGTGTCGGCCACGGTCGGAACCAGCACCACGGCGCCTACGACCGATGGTAGCTGGCACAACCTGACCGGCGGAACTGACGGCGCCACCAGCGCCAACGCAACTACCCTGATAGGCTCTGACGCTACCCCGCGCACGGGCATGTACGCTCTGCGTAAGCAGAACGTCACCCTCGGCATTCTGGCTGACGCTGACACCTCCACTGTGTGGAGCACGCAGGCCGCGTTTGGTCTGCAAGAGGGCATCTACTGGATCGCCACCACGCCTTCTGGCGACACGATCTCCAACGCAGCCACCACCCGTGTTTCGGCCGGTCTGGATAGCCCGTGGGTGAAGCTCATGTTCGGCGACTGGCTGTATTGGTCGGATGCCACGAACAGCGTCACTCGTCTGGTGTCGCCGCAGGGCTTCATCGGCGGCCTGCTCGCCAATCTGGCGCCGAACGAAAGCACCCTGAACAAGCCGATCTACGGCATCGCGGGTAGCCAAAAGGCAGGCATCAGCACGTCTGGCGCGGCCACGGTCTACAGCGATGCAGAGATTCAAGCTCTGTTGCTGGCTGGCCTTGATGTTGTCGCTAACCCGTCTCCGGGTGGCGCGTATTGGGCGGCCAAGGGCGGACAGAATTCGTCTTCGTCGGCCAACGTCAATGGCGACAACTACACCCGCATGACGGCGTACATCGCTCTGACCCTGAACACGGGCACGGGCATCTACATCGGCGCTCCGATCACTTCCACGCTGCTGTTGAACGTCCAAAGCACGCTGACGCATTTCTTGTCCAACATGCAGTCGCAAGGGCTGATCTCGGTCCAAGAGGACGGGTCGCTTCCCTACACCGTCAAGGTGACCAAGGCGAACAACCCGCAGACGCGCACGTCGCTTGGCTACGTCCAAGCAGATGTTCAGGTCGTCTACGAAGCAATCACCAAGTTCCTGCTGGCGAACGTCGAAGGCGGTCAAACCGTCATCACGACCGTCAACCAAGCGGCCTAATAACAAGGAATAAGAACAATGCCCATTTCCAATAGCCTCTACTCTGTCAACACAGGCCGCGACAACCAAGCCCTTATCGTCGCGAACGACGGTCGCTCTGTCGATCTTCAAAGCGTCACGATGACTGACAGCAAGATGGACACCCAAGAGTTCAACCACAAGCGGCTGGACGGCAATCGGGTGATGTTCCACATTCCCGAGGGTTTCAGCGGCTCAATCGAGTTCGCTCGTATGAACCCGAACCTCGACCTGTTCTTCGACCAGCTTTGGAGCGATTGGATCAACAACGGTCTGAGCACGCTGGTCAGCATCTACTACTACGTGGCCGAATCCGATGGTTCGCAAACCTGCTATCACTTCATTGACGCGACTCTGAAGTATGACGCTGGCAAGTGGTCGCCGGACAAGGAAGTCAACGGCAAGATTGATTACAACGCTCGGGCGATGACTGTCACCCAAGCCTAAGTTCTACCGGAGTCAGAAGTTAAAAGCCGACAGGGGAAACCTTGGCGGCTTTTTGATGTCTAGTGGGTCTTACCGTATTCGATCAGCGCGTCTTCGGAAGCTTTTTGCTCAGGCTCGCGGGCTTTGGTGTCCGCATCCATCAGTTTCTTCCACCCTTCGTTCTCAGCAGCGAGCCGCTGATACTCGGGGGTTTGACGATAGGCTTCGTCCGACTTCATGGCGTTGCCGAGGGTCACGCCCAACACAATTGCGAAGAACACGAATGATCCGATGACGAACCACGCGACTCCCTTACTCATCTTCTTGGTTGTAGCTGCCATCTCTATCGCTCCGCTCATCTGAGGCAATGCGAGACACTGATCGCGTCTCCAGCGTGGTACACCAGACAATGCGCGTCCGGTCAACACCCAATGCAGTATATTTCGCCTGTCTCTAAGTCGCCGATCTGTGCCATCCGCCTAAATATATGAGTAGCACCTACCCACTATTGAGCGAAATGGAACTCCAATGACAACTAAAGCTGAACGCACTCTACCTACCGCAGAGGTAGTGAAATCGACCTCCAAGACTTTCACAGACAAAAACGGCCGTACCTACGAATACAAGCACCTTGGCCCTATGGATCGCGGTCGTTTGTACCGTGCCTGTGGCGATTACGCCGAAAACAACAGGTTCTTGGTTCATGCCGCACTTATTTTCTGCGTCACCAAAATCGACAGCTTGCCCGTTCTTCCTCCCCGCACCGTCGATGAGATTGATGCCCGTGGGGAATTGCTTGGTGACGACGGCCTCGAAGCCCTCACCGAAGCTCTAAAGAAAGATAACGACACCCGTGAAGGTGAAGACGCTCGGGTAGCAGCAAAAAACTCGCAGGGAGCAGCGGCATAAGGCAGTCGCTGTTCCTCGTCACTAAAGGAGTGCCTTGGGACGTAGCATGGGACGGTGATCCGCCCACTAGCCTCGACTATATCGAGCAGTGGGCGTTCACCGTAATCTTTCAAGAGTTTGAAGGTGGCGAGTACGATTGGACTCGTTGCCGTTGGAAAGAAAAATAGTAGTGGCGTTTAGTCTGACAACATTGGCAGCACATTTCATGACTGTTGCCCTGACCTTTGATGAGGGAATGGAGAAGGGCCTTCATGAGGCCGTCGCCATCGCCAAAGCTCAGGTCGAAAAAGACATCGGCAACTACCAGCCCGATGCTGGTCCCAACCCCGCTTGGGCGCCGCTGGCTGACGCGACCAAAGAAGACCGTCTGGCCAAGGGCTTTTCCGCTGATGACCCTTTGGACCGCTCAGGCGACCTGAAGGGCTCGATTGAGACCTATGTTCATAAGAACCACGGCTACGTCGGCACCAACCAAAAGGGCGCCGAAGCACTCGAATTCGGCACGCCGGAAATGCCGCCGCGTTCGTTCCTCGCCACCCCCGTCTACCAAGTCCAGAAGGAAATCGTTGCGGCCATCGGCCGACACGTCGTGAGCCATCTCGCGGGAGATAATAAATGAACCCGCTTCAGCTAGCAGTCGATATTCACGGTAATGACGGCCTCAGCGGCGTTATCTCTTCAATTGCGAAGGGGTTGCTCGGGCTAAACGTCAAGGTCAACGATCTCGAAAAGGGCATGGGCCGTTTTAAGCTTGCCGTGGCCGGTGCTGCTTCAGTCATGGTCGGACTCAAGATCGGGGAAGGCATTTTCAAGCTTGGCGAGCACGCCGAGAACTATGTCAGCCTGCTTGAGCAAGCCAAGGTCAAAGGCATGGACTTGGTGGAGATCGCGAAGTTGGAAGCTTCCGCTCGCGAAACTTCGGCCAAGGTTCTGACCTCTACCTACGAAGATAACATGAAGTCCGCCATGGAACTGCGGACTGTGTTCGCTAATACGTCCGACGCTTACAAATATCTACCAAAGCTCCAGATGATGACTATGGGCCTCCAAGCCGCGAAAAACGCGGAAGGCGGCCAGATGTCTGATGAGCAGGCCAGCAACGCCACCTTCAGCGCGGCCAAGTTCGGCGAAATGGTTGGCGCATCCAACGATCCGTCCCGCTTCAACAAGCTGATGGACGGCGTGTTTCAGGCGACCATGGCTTTCGCTGGCAAGGTCACGCCTGCTGACTTCCTACAGGCGATCAAGACATCCGGTGTCGCCGGGAACGTCTTCGATGACAAGTTCCTGCTCAATGTACTGCCGACTCTTATCCAAGAGTTAAAGGGCGGTTCAGGCAATGGTGGCGGTGTGGGTGTGGGCCTCGGCGCCCTGAACCGTATGCTGGTCAACGGACGGTTGGATCACAAGGCAGCACAGGGTTTCGAGAAGTACGGCCTGCTGAACACCGATAGCATCATCTACAACAAGATTGGCCAGATCAAAGGTCTGAAAGCCGGTGGCGTGAAGGGGCACGAAATTGCTGCCGCCAACGATGACGATTGGTTCCAAAAAGTCTATCTGCCCGGCCTCGCTGCCCACGGCGTAAACATCAGCGATCAGAAAGCCGTTCACGCGGTCAACGCGGAGGTATTCGGGGGCAATAAGAAAGCTCTTCAGATGACCGATCTGATGACAAGCCAGCATTGGAAGTTCGAGCGCGACGAGCGATTGGAGAAATCTGCCCTGACCTCGGATAAAGCGTACAGCGAACTGGTCAACGGCGACCCTGCGGTAGCGAAAAAGGCATTTCACGCCCAAATTTCTAATCTCGAAACCACGTTCGGTAATCTCCTGCTGACACCGGCGGTCATTCAGATGGTCACCGGCCTTGCTACGGCCATCAACCAATTTGCTATTTTTATCAAAAATCACCCGACCGCCGGTAAGTGGATTCTGGGTATTGCCGCCGGGCTGGGCGTGCTCTCCACGGTCTTAGGGGTGGCTATGATCGGCATGGCCGCCGCCGCTATAGGTCTTACGCTGCCCATTGCTCTTGTCATTGGCGAATGGGTTTTGTTCGGTGCTGCCATAGTCGCTGTAGGCGCGATGATAGTCGGGCATTGGGGTAGCATCAGTACATACGTCATTTCCGCAATCCACCTGATTGAACTTGAGGCTTACAAGCTCCTCTCCCATCTGCCCGGCTTCCTCGGTGGTAATGCTGCCAAGGAACAGGCCCGGATCGCTGGTGTTTTGGTTAACAACGACCAAGCGCAGGCTCGGGACAAAGACGCGCGGGAAAAGGATAAGCAAGCTCACGAAGCCGCCGCCAAAGCCCACAAGCTCGCAGAAAAAAATCACGACCATCTTGTGGACGTGCAGGCGGCCAACGAGAAGAAAGACAACGCAGCCAAGGCGGCGATGCCCGATAAAAACCAGCATATTCACCACACGACCAACGTGAAAGTGACCATTGGTGACGCGGGTATCAAGCAAATCGCGGCGATGATCACGGCTGATCTGGACGGAAAGTCTGGAACTCGCGGCATCAGCGGCCCGTCTAGCTACTCAAATAACATTGGTGGGCCTCTACCGATGGCCACCACACCGTAAATACAACATGACCCTTACTTCCTTCTTCAGCGGCGATGACCAGCCGACCGCCAACCTTCAGGAAATCGACTTCCCGACCAACCAGCCGGGCCTACAGACCCCTGCCCTGTCCGGCTCGCCGATCAGCCTTGGCGACTTCGATTTTGATGACGATCCGTTGGGCGCCTCTGTGCCCACCTTCATCGAAAGCGGCATGAGCCAACGCCTCAACGTCCACAAGCTGATGGGCGGCGGGGTGGTGATCGACGCTATGGGCGGCGACTACGATGAGGTGAAATGGAGCGGTACGTTTTTCGGCCCCGATGCGATGAGCCGTGGCCAGCAGCTTGCCCAGATGGCCTACGATGGCCAGTCCCACACCCTTGTTTGGGGTCCGAACGCCTTTGACGTTGTGGTGGCGGCGGTTCCGATCAAGGATTTCTATGGCTATTCGGAATATTCGATCACCTGTCATGTGTTGGATGTCCAAGCGGACAACAATTCCGACACCCTCTCACAGGTTGTCAGCGAAGATATGGACTCGGCTGACGACAGTTTGCCGGACGATAGCGACGATCTGTCTGACGGTATTGATGACGCTACCGACGCAATCTCTCAAAACACTGTCGCCATCAACCCGATTACCAACGCCATTCGGACCAGCACACAGATTGCGAACAACTTTCTGAGCACGATTGGCCCGGTTAAGGACCAGATCACCAGCCGCCTGACTCAGGCCAACACGCTCATCCACGGCATCGGCACCTTGGGAGCGACCGGCAACCCGGCTCTGACGATCCGCAACCTGAATTCGGCCACTTCGGCTTTGGAAAACATCGCCAAGCTGTCCACGGCGCAAGCTTATATTGGCCGGGCGATCAATAACGTGACCAGCACGGGGATTTTCTAATGAGACAGATCACCGTCAGCGCCACCAACGTATTCAAAGTTGCCGCCCGTGAACTCGGCGATGCGACGCAATTCTTGCGGATTATGGAGGCGAACGGTCTTTTCGACACGAACATCACTGTGCCAACCGCATTGTGGATTCCCGACATCGACCCGAAAGCTCCCAAGGGCACGCCGCAGTAGGATTTCCCTAAATACGGGGGATGGCTACAGTAAGACACCCCCGCTCGCGTATTCTGGTCAACGGTTCCGAGCTTCCTACTCTTGTCAGTGGGGAGATCACCCGTACAACCAACTATACAGCCGACACTTTTGAACTCGATTTCGCGATCAACGGCAGCAATGTCTACGATGTTGACTGGTGGATGTACCAGCAGGACGTGGCCATTGAAATCCAAGCTGGTGATGAAGTTGATGGCGATACCGCTTGGGCAACCGTCCTCATCGGCAAAGCAGACGGCTGCGATATTGACGGCGAAACGGGCAAGCTGACAGTTCACGGGCGTGATCAGACCGCACTCTTCATTGACAACAAGATTTACAAGGCATTCCCGAACCATTCGGCATCGGACATCGTGTCTGCGCTGGCTCTTTCGCACGGGATGGAGTTCGATTCAGACCCGACCACGGGCGAAGTCGGCACGTTTTACAAAGCTGACAGCATCAAGGTCGCGGCCGGATCGTTTTCCAAGGCTCGCACTGAATGGGATTTGATCACCTACCTTGCGGACAAGGTTGGGTTCGACGCTTGGGTGTCGGGCAATACGCTCCACTTCAAGAAAGAGCTTTCGGATACTGCCACGCCGTGGCCGCTGGTTTGGGGCAACCCCGACATCACCGGCGCCCTAGCCACCCATCTGGCATCCTCGGTCATCAGCGGCCCGAAATTCCACCACGACTTCACCCGCGCCAAAGACATCAAGGTCATCATCCGCTCGCGTCACGCGCGGCGTGGAACGACCCATGTCGCCGAACGCACCAGCAAGAGCCAACTGCCGGGCAAGAACTACGTCTCCGGCGGCGAGGGAGCCAAGAAGGCCGACCTGAACACCTACGTGTTCGACGTGCCCGGCCTTACTCCTGAACAGGCTGAAGAGCTTTCCGAGAGCGTGGCTTTGATCCTCTCCAAGCGTCAGCGGACGGTGGAATGGTCAGAGCCCGGTGACTTCGATCTCTATCCCCGTCGTCGCCTGACCATCGCCGGTGCGCCCGCCAGCTTGGACCAAGTTTATTGGGTCGAAGAGGTTCATTTCACCTTCGGCCCGAGCGGCTTCCTGATGAATGCCCGCGCCAAGAACCACCCGTCTAGCAATCAGATCGCCGCCTGATGACCAGCCGGTTCGTAAACACCATTCTCGGCCGTGCCGACATGCAGGCCCAAGGCGTGGCCCATAACCTTGTGGGCGAGGTCCAAGCCTACGATGAGTCCAGCCACACCATTCAGGTTCAGCTTGAGCCTTCGGGCACGCTGGTCTGGTGCGCCATCGCCGAACCCAATTTCGGCAGCAAACACATCCCGCCCAACGGGCAACAGGTCTACGTCTCCGCTCAAGAAGGATCGGCCGACAACTACCTAGCGGTTGGCTATGTCCACAACGATCTGACCCCCGCGCCGGGTGCGCCCAACGCTATCGGCGGCGATGATGCCCCCGGCCAGCCGGGTGAAAACATCCACGTCGGCCCCATGGGTTCGGTCATCCGCCAGAACGCGGACGGCACGATCTTCATCAAGGGCGACATCGTTCACGACGGTAAGTGGACAAGCTCGGGCAACATCCTCAGCCAAGCCGACGTGATCGACAGCGTTGGACCGGTCAGCAGCCTCCGAGAAAAGTACAACGAACACAATCACGCGGGCGTTCAAGCGGGCGGCAGCATCACGCAGGCTACCGGACAGCCAGATGATGGCTCTGGCGGCTCTGGGGGAGGCGGTGGAGGCGGCGGTGGAGGTGGAGGCGGCGGTGGCACCGGAAACGGTGTTGGGGTCTCCAGCACGCTTATAAACGGTTCTGGCGACCTCATCATCACCTACACGGACAACAGCGTTCATGACGCTGGCCACGTCGTCGGTGCGAATGGGGCCACAGGTCCAGCGGGTCCGCAGGGGCCTATCGGTATCCAAGGCGCCACCGGCGCGGCAGGTCCAGCGGGTCCGCAGGGGCCTATCGGTATCCAAGGCGCCACCGGCGCGGCAGGTCCGGCAGGCGCGACCGGGGCAACCGGCGCCTCGGGCATGAACTTCACAGCCCCCGGCACCGGCGGGCAAACGATCACGATGCAGGCCAAGGTCCAGCAACGTGTGTCGATTGACGACTATTACGTGGGTTCTGGCAGCTACGACACGGCGTGGACAGCGGCTATCGCCTATCTCGCGGCCAATGGCGGCGGGACGCTCCATTTCGGCCCGAAGACCTACTATTTCGGCGATCAGATCACCGTCTTCGACAACAACATCCGAGTGGAGGGCGAAGGCCCGGCCACCGTGATCGCTTTCCAGAGCATCAACGTGAACCAACGCGGCCTGACTTGGTGGGGCGCGGGTGTCGGCCCGTCGCTGACCCTTCACGCCAACGTCGCCCAATACGCCAACACCATCACCTTCTCAGCGAACGCGGGTGTCGCGGCCAACGACTTCATCCGGGTCAGCAACCTTCCAACGGCTGGCTACACCCAAGACGAAGTCTGCGTGCTCCTGCCGGTTCAGTCGGCCACAGGGAACACCGTGGTGTTCAAGAGCACCATGCCGTTCCCGGTCGGCACCGGCAGCAGCTACACCATCCAAAAGTGGAACCCCGGCCACGGCGGCGGTATCCACAATCTCACAGTCGATATGTCAGGTTGTCCCAACGCCAGCGGCAATAGCATGGGCATCTTCGTCCAAGATTGGATGGATTTCGACATAGATAAGGTCATGATTCAGAACACGCTTCAGGCGGGTGTTCTGTTCTGGAATGGCTACAACAACCGTTTCGGCACTATCAATACACGGTTTGCCGGTGGCCCATCGTGGCACGCCATTGACCTACGCTATCAGACAGGCGCCCAAGGCGGCCAGTTCACGGCTGACCGCTCGGCGGGTGTCGTCGGCACCGACAATGAGCAGGGCGGCAAGGGGATAATGATCTTCGCCGCGAGCCACAGCACTTTTGGCAGTCTGTCAGCAGACTGTCCCCTTGGTTCGCGTGGACCGAAGATCACAAGCTGCTGCGAAGTGATGATCAACCAAATTCGGGGGCACCTTAGCCAGAACACGGGCATTTGTTTCTCCGGCTCTTGCGACGGCATCACTGTCGGTTCAATTTTGACTGAAGGCAACATCAACACCGGACAGAACAACTTCAATCTGGTGGGTGCATGGTTCACTGACGAAGGGTTGTTGAATTCCGCCCCCAAGAATGTCTTCATCAATACGTTGCGGACGACCAATAACGGCTATCTGGACGTGTATGTCACAGCCAACTGCGGCCTGATTTCAATCGCGGATTACTGGGGTCCGACTGGCACGCTGAGCATTCAGGGCAGCGGCAACCTCAAGATCGGCCGCGTGAACGGCGTTCCTCACGTCCCGCAAGTGGCTAAAGCCAGTTTGAGCACGGTGGAGACCTACAACTACGGGCTCACATCGTCTTCCACGCAGGGAACTGTGCCCTTGGTGCTGGTCTATGACGCGGCCAATGGTCCCGTGTTGGCGACTTGTTATTCCGGTACGTGGTACAACATGAAGACCGGTGGCACCACCTTCTGACGAGAACTCCTAAATACAGGCTAACGCCTGTTTAGGAGAACTACTTGTCTGACCTAAGCCATAACTTCGGCGGCGACCTCTCAATATCCGCCACAGGTGGCCTCATTGTTTTGGCCTCCGGCACTACGCTTGCCCAGCAGCGGATCATCCGCAGGCTCCTGACCAACCCCGGCGATTACATCTGGGCGCCCAGCTACGGCGCTGGCCTCGCATCGTTCGTCGGTCAACCAAACGCTGCCAGCCGTATCCGAGCCGTTGTTCTCAAGAACATGAAGCTTGAGGCGAGCGTTGACCAATCAAAACTCATCGCAGTTGAAGTAGTCACCGATCCCATCAAGGGGGCCACGGTAGTCACCGTGGTCTACACGGACAAGATCACCTCCGAGACATCTAAACTAACCTTGCCTCTCGGTGCGTAATTATGCCTCTAGAAATTCGTGACATCCCGACCTTTGTTCAAGGTCAAGCCGCCACTGCCCAAAGCATCAACCCAAACCTGACCGATCTGTCTGACGGATCGGTTCTGCGGGCTATCTTTGAGGCGAACGCGGGCAACGCCGCTTGGCTTCAGTGGCTCGCCTTCAAGGTTCTCCAAAACACCCGGCTGAGCACCAGCGTCGGCGCCGACGTGGACAGTTGGATGGCCCAATTCGGCCTTGTCCGAAACCCGGCCACCAACGCCACGGGCGTGGTCACCTTCAGCCGTACCACGGCCTCGGGCACGGCTTTGATCCTGCCCGGCACGACCATGAAGACCGTTGATGGGTCTCAGGTTTTCACGGTCACCACCAACGCCGTCCTCTCATCGTGGAACCCCACCCTGAACGGCTACGTCGTGCCGCCCGGCACGCTGAGCGTGGACCTTCCGGTCATCGCCAGCACCCCCGGCACACCGGGCAACGTTCTGGCCAACACCATCACCCTGCTGACCACCAACATCGCCAACATCAGCGCGATCAACAACCAAGCTGCGTTCAACAACGGCATCAATGCCGAGTCCGACGCTGCGTTTAGCACTCGCTTCCTGAATTTCATCAACACGCGGTCGTTGACCACGGAAGGCGCAGTCGAAAACGCCATTGATGACGTTCAAGCGGGTCTGACTTACAATATTCGTGAAAATGAAGACCCGTCTGGCGCTTGGGCGCCGGGTTTCTTCACCGTCTGGCTTGACGATGGAACGGGAAGTCCAAGCTCGCAGCTTCTAAGCGATGTCGGCAATGCCGTTGCTGTGGTTAAAGCATTGACCACACAGTGCAATGTACGGGCTGCAACCACTGTTTTGGTCACGGTAGCGGTCACCCTTACCCCTGAGCTTGGTTATAACTCAGCCGCATTGTCGCCTCTGATCGTTGCGGCGGTTCAGAACTACATCAACACCTTGGGTGTGGGCGTTCCGCTCAACTACCTGC